CCATCAGCGTTTAATCCGCCTTTGATCATTAAGTCTGCTCTTGAAGAAATTGAATAGTGTACGTGAGCTTCTGCACCTCCTACAAAGTTGTAGAATTCACGGAAACCAGAACCTGTTTCAATATCAGAGAATCTTTCACCGTACTCACCTCTTGCAGAACCTTTTCTGAAGAATTTAGTACCTTTAGCTAAGTATTTTGCATCAAGAGTAGCGGCATTGTTATTATTTACTAATTGAACAGTATAAACATAACCATCACCTGCTGGGATAATATCATCAGCTGTAATGTAAAGTTCAAGACCATTATACTTATCATAAGTAATAATGTCACCATGTCCAAAAGTTCTTTTGTTGATCTTAATCTGGAAAGTTGTTCCGTCAATACCTTTTGAAGTATTTGCAGCGTCAATATCTGCTACTATGTAAGGTAGATCTTGTGCAATAGGAGTTTGCCACTTGTACTCACCTCTAGCGTTGTCCACCATGATTGTATTCTTTCCACCGAATGATGCCATTTGATATAAAGGCATCTCTACCTTCTGAGTCATTGCCCATAAATCAATTGGTCCCATATCCATAGGCTCAGCATTGCCAAGCATCTGTGTAAGGTGATAAGAATCAACATGTGAACTAGCTTTGTAGCTTGTATCACGTAGGAAAATCCCATTATTTAAAACTGGAGTTGCCATAAATTTGATTGTTTTTGATTAATAATTAATTTTCATTTATATTTAATTTACCTAATTAAATGCGTTTAAAAATGTTGTTAGCCCTTTGTAGTTTTTTTCTACCTGTTGTTCTAGCATTTGAAGGTTCTTTGTCTTTAACCCCTAATGAAGAAGATCCACCAGTATTAGCCTGTTCTGTTTTTAATTTTCTAACAGTTGCCTCTACACTTTTTTGTGCACCTTTATCCATTATCTTTGCTTTATATCCTTCTGGATCTTGTAGCAACCATAATGCTTCAGATATTAAACCATAGTTTGGCTCAACAAATTGATATTTTTCTAGTAAGTGTCCTAATAAATTAGTATTTCTACCACTTACAGATGGATAAGATGGAGATACCAAACCATTATATAACATAGCTTGTGTTTTTTTATCTACCTTTATTTCATTAATCTTACCATCTTTTAATGTATTATATACATTTTTCATATATTCTTGAGATGCTTGTTCTTGTTGTTTTTTCTTCAACTCTTGTTCTTGCAGTTTTCTTGCAACAACTTTTTCTTGCATCTTATCTAATTTTGGTTTAAACTTTGAAGCTTGTTTCTCTAACTTACCTAAGTCTTTCCAAATTTCTATTTCTTCTTGGATCTCTTCTGAAGTACCATAACCTGTTGCACTTAAGTACTCAGTTATAATTTTTTCTTGATCCCTTTCTTCTTTAATATTTAAAGATTTACTTTCTTCTACTTGTGATAGAGTTGAAAATAATCCTTTTAAATCTTGACCACCATCAGCTACGTATCTTGCAGCTATTTGTAATTCTTGTGGTAAACTATCAAAAAACTGTTTAGGAGTTTCACGTCTAACCTGGTTAGCCTTCTCCTCTAAATTAGCTTGTATAAGCTCTTCCCAGTCTTTAGCAGTATAATCATTTAAATCTTTATCATCATCAAAAGGAACAATTTTATCATCCTTAATTAATTTTGAAAAAACATCAGATATACCACTGATTGGCTTTCTACCTTTTTTAGTTTTGACAACTTCTTCTTCTGTTTCATTGTCTAATGTATCTAAAATATCAGCAGCATCTTCTTTATTAGTTTCTTCTGCTTTTACTTCTTCTACTTTAACCTCTTCTTTTTCTTCTTCTTTTGCTTCTACTTTGGTTTCTTCAACCTTAGCTGTTAAATCATCAGCATCATCTTGATCAGGATCAGCAAAAGAAAAATCTGATTTGTTATTATTTCCTGAAAAAATATTTTTTTGTTTAGGAGTTTCTTTTTTCTCCTCTGGTAAAGTCATAGTGTCACCTCCTGGTGCACCATTAAAGATCTCATCTAAATTAATATCTATAGTCTCTACTTTACTATCCATAGTTGTTTCTTCTGAACTCATAATTATGTTGGTTTTAATAATTAATACTTTCTATATATATAATATAAGAAATGTTTATTAAAACAAACTTATAATATTTAAAAAAATTTAAAAGTTTTTAGCAGTATATAGCTAACGCCTATTTTTTATCTCCTGATTTCCCAACATCATACTTATTTTTGTTCTCTCTTGCTATTTGGAGTTTTGTGTCAGCTATTTGTTTTTGTGCAGATATTTTCTCTCTTTCAACATCTAATCTACTACTTTCCATCATTTGTTTAGAATTTGATTCTTCACGTTTAAGATTCATTTGTTCTCTATACTGTGTAGTTTCTCTAATATCTTTCATAGCATCTTGATAATCAGATTGTTGATTTTGATTTATATCAACTGCAGATCCAAAACCAGCTGATCTTATTTCAGCTAAAGTAATATCATTTTGTCTATCTTTATCATTTTCAGAAATCTCTACTTGTAGCTTTTGTTGTTCTTCCTGAGCTTTTGCTTCAAGTGCTTGTTGTTGCATTTGCTGTTGCTGTTGCATTTCTTGTTGACGTTGTTGTTGTTGTCTAACTTCAGAGTCTTTTAGTATGTCAGTTACTTCTGCAATTGAGTCTGCTTTAACAATATTACCTAATTCATAGATACTTGCTCCAGTAGTATTATTAGTTAAAGCCATTTGTTTTAAGTTCTCTAAGATAGCTCTGTGATTAGTTTTAGTAGTAGCAAATATATTAAAGTCTCTCATTAATAAATCTGTTCCATTAATAGTAAAATTAACCTTTTGTGCTTCTGTAGATATATAAGATAACCTAACACTTGGATTATTACTACAGTAATATTGTGCTAAGTCAGTTCTCATTTGATGTACTCTTGGCATAAGTTGATCTGAATGCTGTACAAAATACATCTCTGTTTGAGCATATGATTGTTGCATAGCCTGTACTACCCCTGTTGCAGTTTGTGCTGATACAGCTCCTCCTAAACGTTGTGGGTTAATACCTATTGCATCAAAGCATTGTTGTTTAAAATAATTAGCTAATTGAATTCTTGACATCAATCTGCTAGTTTGCTCCATATTTAAAGTCTGATAATGATTAAAGTTGGTGGCATTCTCAGTATTAGTAATTGAAGTATCTAGAGGAAGCATTTGAAAATCTTTCATTGCTACCCATGCTTTTGCATAATTATTTTTACCCCAGTCTTCTCCCATTGAGTGACGTGGCAAAGCATTTTGATCAAACATGATTACTGTTCCTAATTCATCTATTAGAATGTCTGCAATCTGGTTATTAACCATATTGTACCCAACTTGATATGCCTTCATTAAATCTACTAATGAAGTTGATCTGGTATTTCTATCTGAGAATACTCTTCCTTCTACAGGAAGTTTACACCCATATAGTGTATTATTACCTTTAAACTGAAAAGGTAACCTACCAGGTTTAGTTCTATTTATTCCTATATATATTGGATTAATGTTGTCACCCATTGTAGATCTCCACATGGCTGGTAAATTTGGACCAACTTTAACACCACCCCATACTTCATTAATCCATATCCAATCTATATGCTCACCTTGTAATAAATTTTCCTTTGTCTTGTTCTTAAAAATAGAAGTGTCATATACTGCTTTCTCAGTAATCTTAAATGTTTCATCAACTACTTCTTGTGTTACTTCACCATCATTTTCTATTTTAGTTAAATGACCTAACATACGTTGAGTCTTCCAATATATAGTTGAAACTCTCATTAAATTACCTTCATCTAAAGGTGTCATGTCTTCACTCTGATCTAGTATTTCACTTAGGATATCTCCACCTGCTGATGGATCATTCCAATAATTACTTGTGTATTGTCTATATGCTAAACCAGGCATTTGGGTATTCCATGCATGTGATCTAGTAGCATCATAATATGCACCATCATTTTGATAACCATTAACTTGATATTGTGCTGATCTTGCTGGATATATTTTTTGTAAAGATTCAAGTTGTTTCTTATCCATTAAATATCCATATCTATCAACTACATCAGATACAGTCATAAGATCTACTTTACCTACATAGTTTGAATCTGCTATATATCTTTGATCTGGAGACTTTTGATAGAAGGTTAATACAGGATTCCATAGCTCTACATCATAGTCATCTTCTAGCATACGGAAATGCCAGAATTCTCTATCTGCTATAAGCATATCTCTAAATCCTCTTTCTTCTAGTTCTTGCATATGAAATCTTTCTTCATCTACTGCAAGTTGATGTGATGCCCATTCTTCAACCATACTTCTATATGACTTACTAAAGAAGTCTTCTATTTCTGGTAAAGTTTTTAAATTTTCTGGTGATAGTTGTTTTAATCCTTCTTCTGATCCAGGATTCATACCCATATCAAGCATCTTCATAGTAAGCTGTCTCTCAGCATCAGCTAATAAAGATTGCTCTACTTGCATTCTTTTTTGTTCTAGCATCTCATTATAAGATGCATCATCAACTGCTCTAAACTGAACCTTTGAATATCTTTTAGCAAACTCACCTGTTAATACATTTATAACATTTGGTACAATAGGATAAAACTTTAATTCTAATGCAGAATCATTCTCTTTAGTAAGAACATCCATCATGTCTTTATAATCATTGTCTGGTTCTACAATGTAATCTGTTTTATCAATAATACCTTTAGCAAGTTTATAATTCTTTAAAAGTCTTCTTGCATTTAAACGTAAAAATTCAATACCTTGTAATTCTAACCAATCAAGATTCCAAGCAGCCCAATCATCTGTCTTTTTAGAAAATGGTAAAAATTGAGTTGGTTGTGTTAGACTAGAAAATGTAGGTCCACTTTCTGCCTTAGCACCATTCTTTAATTGCATTGCATTTAATACTCTCATATTTACTATTTATAATTTTTAAATCCAGATCTTTTGATCTTACTACTTGAACTACCTCTACCCCTACCAATATTCTTAAACGGGCTATACTTTAATTTATACAAATTTTCTGAGTTTACCAAGGATTTATCCTCTGATTCACGTCTTTTAGAGTATCCTCTGTTAGATTGTTGTATTTTTACAAATGCAATCAATGCACCAAAAGCTACCAGTCTATCTACGTTAAGTCCAGGATAATACGCTAACATTTCTTTTAATAGCATTTGATCAGGTATTCTTTCTACACCTAATGTTTGTGTAATTACATTACCACTATCATCTAAATCTTCATCAATTACTTCTCTTATAAATTCTATAGCATATGATATTAAATGGCTTTTAAATAATGTCCCAGTATTTTTCCAACCGTATTCTTGATATACTGATTTATTAGAGCCAAGATCTTTTAAAAATAGTATTTGTTGTTTAGGTACCAAGTATCTTTGTTTTCTTCTTGCTATCATATGTTGAATAAATAATGATATATTATTCTCTACAATTGTCCATGCATTATACCATTCTACAAGCAATTCTAATCTTTCATGTGTTTTATTTATATCATCAAATCTACCACACCATGCAGCTACTATTTTATCTTTCTCTATAAACTGTTCTGTATCTCCTGCTACTGTTTCTCTAATTACTTCTACAGCATTTTTATATACAAATATACTACACAATGAATCTGAAGTTGTGGTTTTACCTTCTGACACAGGGTCAATAGATGCATAGTACTGTCCAAAGTCTGGACGTGCAGATGTTGGTCTTTCCCATACTACTATTACACCAGTCTTATCATGTTGTTTTCTATCAACAGGAAATCTAGATATAGGTAATTTGTTAGATCTCTTAGCTACTATTCCTTCTTGCTCTCTTGTTAAATCAATTAATTCATATGGGTATTCTTTTTCTTCAATTTTCTTAAGTTGTTTAGATAATACACCTTGTGGAAATATTGAAGCTTTTCTATATGCAAATGCTTCAGAAATGTTTAATGGTTTCTGAGATATTCTTAATTGAAATTGTTCACCATTTAATTCATTTTTCCATCTTTCTCTTTCTAATTGTATTGCTTCTATTGCTTCTTCTATTTGTGAATTACCATAGTCATCAATGTAAGGAGGCATAGACCATTGTTCTGGAATAAATAAACCTGCCATACCTATTGTTCCATCAGCATCTATTAAGTTTGTTTCTACTGCATATATATCATTAGCATCAGGATTCATTATCATTTCTTTCAAAGGATTACATTGATCTAAATCACCCACAGATCCTGCAGCTATAAACATACCCGTAGTCATCATACCAGATGACATAGCAGGACGCAAGTATTCATAAGTCTCAGACATCTTTGGTGCAATTCCAGCCTCCTCATGAAAGAAGTATGTACATGGACCCCCTACCCCTGTAGTTGCATTCTTTTCAAAAGAACCACCTTGTATCTTTGATTTAAGTCCTCTTGCTGTTTTTCTATTACCAACCTTAACTTCAATTTGTTGTTGCCATAATAAAACCTTTTCTGGATTACTTGGTCTATACCAAGCAGTATGTTCATTTAAAAATATTTTATATTCTTCTAGAAACTTCCAGGAACCTTTATCATTAATAAAGTCTTTTAGTGAAGCACCAATCTTACAAGTACTACCTTCTTCAAACCAATAGGTATTTATTATCTTACCCATATGAAAGTATGATGAAGCTATCTGACGTTTTTTAAGTATAGCAGCATGTTGATTATTTAACTCTGCTAACCATTCATATAATGCCATGTGATATTGTGCATCTCTAACCTTAGCAAATCCATAATGTTTTTCCTCTTTATCAAATATTGGTAAAAAGTTTAACCACATATAATAATCTCTAGTTATATACCAAGTCTTATCTTTATCTTTGTATATAACACCATTCCTACATTTATTCTTTTGATCATCCCAGTATGCTGTAAAATCTTTAGATCTAAAAGGGCTAGAACAATAAACACCTTCTGCTGTAAATCTTTTAGCTTCCTCATTAAATTTATAAGCCATCTCAGTAAAACCATATTCACCTGGCTCACTAAAAATTGACTCAATAAATTCTCTAAGTTCTAAATCATTTTTAAATTCAGTAGTTGTCCACTTATTATTATCATATGTAGGTATGATTCTACTCATCATATCTTACTATGGCAAACACATCACCTTCTTGAACAAGAAGATGTTCTTCATTTTGGTGCATCATTGGTGTTGGCATAGAGTGTTCTGCATATTGTACTATATCTCCTACTTCAATTTCATGTACATCTTTTCCTTTACCTACTACAGTACCTTTAAACTCTTTCTTCTGAGCTATCTCAGGAATAATAATTCCAGAAGCTGTTTTTGTTTCTACCTTCCATTTTTTTAATAGTAATTTTTTACCTACCGGTATAACTGTCATACTCATATTTAATAATTTTATTTATAGTTGGTCATAAGCTAATCCTGCACCACCACGTACAGAGCTTTCTTGTTCTTGTTTCATATCTAAAAATGCACCTTTATATGATTGTCTTATTTGTTCAAACTTAGCAGCTGCATTTATCATAGAGTTCATATTACCGTCTCTACCATGTTCTATAGGGGTTACCTCCATATACTTACCTAATCTATCTAACATAGCCTTAATACCCACATAAGCCCTATATGTAGGTGTTTCATATAGTTTCTTACACATATCAAAACCATATCTTATTGTTCCATCTTCTGGTGACTCTTCTAATTTTATTTCTTCAATAATAATATCTTCTTTTTGATGTTCAGGTAAATTAAAAAATGGATTAAGATCAGGATCAGGACATGTCATGTAAAATATATATTGATATACTTGCATATGCGTATCAGGATATTCATCCATAATCTTTTTAAGAAATGGAAGAGCATAACAATGTTCTGTTACAACTAAAGTTTGATTTTGTATATCAAATAATTTTACTATCATGATATGTTATTTTTAAATTCTTCATATCCTATTCTTAATACAATAGGTTTTTCAGCACCTTTCATTAGTACTTCTGTATAGTCATTCTGAAAAGCTTCTCTTCCTAAATGAAAGTATTGTTTAAAGTATGCTATATCTTCTAAATCAATAGTTACCAATGTTTCAAAGAAAGCAAAGTCAGTTGGTATTCTTGATGTACGTGATTGTATTGGTACTGCTGCTGTAAATTCTTTTAATTTCATTGGTTATCTTTTATCCACATCATTAGTGAGTTTACTTCATCTCTTAGATATGGTAGTTCATATATTTTTATATTTTCTAAAACTGGCTCACCATTAACATGTTCATTAATTGGATAACCATTTGAATCTTCTCCTACTTGTTTAAACTTTACATGTTGTATTACTAATTTACCTATCTTTAGTTTAGGGTTATGCTTTTTAATAATATACGCATAAATACTGAGTTGTAAATTATAATGATTAAGATTACAATCATCTAAATGATTTACAGGCCTAAACATTTTATTAGTAATACCTTCCCAATTTGTAAATCCTTTATCCTTTATTTCTTTATTGGTTTTATAGTCAGTAATATTTATATGTCCATTTACTACTTCAACTAAATCTGCTTGTCCACATATGCCTACTGACTTAAGAAATACTAAATGTTCTGGATATACACCTTCTTTAAGTTTCTGATTAGGAGATATCTTAACCCCTTCTTCATTAACTAAAGGTTTTATAATTGGTACTTCTGTTCCTTCTCTCTGAATAGTTTTAAAATCAAGCATATCATTCTCTCTTTGATTATGATAAAAGTTTCCTAACTTTATTGCTCTTTCTGTTTCACCATCCCATGCTGCTATAATTTCTTTTGCAGTCATACCATACCATTTTGATCTTTTATTTTTTGCAGATTTTGCAGCTTGACCTTCTCTATCAAACTTAGGTTTAAACTTACTTACTAATCCAGTAACACTTACCCAAGATATTTTATCATTATCTGTGCTTTCATAGATATGACCTTCTTCTTTAAATAGTATTGCCATTATATTCTGTTTTTAAATTATATGTATCAGTAGTACACCATACAACTTCTGTATTACCTGCTATACTAGTGTTGCTATTGATTAATGTTAAATTATTGTTTTTCATTTTCTTGATTTTTAATTACTTGATTCATAATCTCTTCTTCTTGTTTTTCAGTAGCCATTGCTTTCCAATATCCTTTTGGGCACTCAGATTGTAAAGATCTAATTTTAAAAGCTAAACTACAACCACAATCTGAACAACATGGTTGAGTTCCTGGAGCTAAACAATCTTTACCAAATGCATCAAACAATGAACAACTTATACACACTTGAAATCTATCTGTTGCAACAGCTTCAACATGTTCTTTTTTAAAGACATTGTTTGATAATCCTTCTGCAATCTGATCAAAATTTTTAAATGCTCCTAATAGTTGTTTTATTTTACTTGCCATTTTTATTTTTCTTAAAGATTTTTTTGTCTGTTAAGTTTTTTTCTATTAGTTCTCTAGCCTTTTCCATATTATCAATATTCAATTGTATATCTTCACTTTTAGCAAAACCATTATAAGTTCTTTTAGCTATATTACCTAACATACTCTTATTCTTTTTTATTGCTTTTTCAAGCTTACTCTTTCTTAGTATAAATGTACCTAGACCATCTACTTGAATTCTAGGATACTCTAAGTTAGATAAATGCTTTCTAAGCTTAGCATAGTAAAAAGCAATAAAATCATCTACTACTGATTGATGAACCCCAACCTCTTCAGCTATATTTTTTTTAAATTCTTTATGCTTCTTGGGATTCATTACCAAGTATTTTATAATCCAACAATACTAAACCTTCCTTTTGTATATTCATGTCTTTATTTATGGTAATAGTTTTTTTATTTATTCCACTTTTACTTAATAATCCTTTTTTCTCTGCTTTTGTTATTGCATTTCTTGCAGATTGTGGGCTTTTAAATATATTACCATCTACTAATTTAATACAGAACTTAGTTAATTCTATATTATCATTCTTAGAAAGGTGCATAAGAAATTTTAAATCAGAATTACTTATAACTATTTTTTTAAAAAAACAATAAGTCATTATTTGATACATTACGCATGTATCTAAATTAACTTTTAATTTTAAATCTATCTTATTTACTAATGCCATATATTATAAACTCATTATCATATCAACAAAGTCTGGATGGGGATAACAATCCCACTTATCTTTTCTTACATTGGTGTGTGTTAATAAACCTTCTACTTTACCATAGTATGCATCCTCTTGAAAATCAAAACCTTTTATAGCACCATATTTTTGTATAAATTGCTTGAGTCCTAATCTCACATCTATTTGATCTCTCTCACCTACATACCTAATCCACTTTTCAGTTTCTTTTATTTGTTTATCAGAATAAGAATGCCAATGCATTTTACCTTTAAACATTTGATCCAATTCTGTAATCTGATCTTTCTGACATATACTATTTACATAAGTTTTTTTAGTAGTACTGTCTAAATATCCCATGTTGCATATTTCTAATCCTACAGAATGTTTATTCATAAACCCAGATCCAGTTCTTCCTAAATGATAAGCTTGATTGCCTGTATCAAATGCTTGAACCATAACACCATCATGTTCATCATTACCATTTCTATGATTTATACCACCTAAAACAAATTCAGTAGCAATTCTTCCTCTTTTATCTCTACCCCACATATCTATACATGCATAGGGATTTGAATTACCTGCTGTATGATGCAAGAATATATAATGATTTCTAACGGGTCCTTCTACATATTCACCTTTTGGTAAAAAGTATTTATGTATAGTTTGATTATAGTTAGTTGTATAATGTTGTTTAGATAAATCATTATCTTCATCAATCTCTTCAGATAATCTAAATGGTGTATTAATTAATAAAGTCCATGTCTGAGAACCAACTATACCATCAGCTGTTATACCATTGCTTAATTGGAATCTTATTACGTGCTTTTCTGTTTGTGGACCAAAATGACCATCTTGTGGTAAACCAAGTTTAAGTTGTAACTTTTTTACCTCTAAATTCTTATCACCTAACTTAAGAAGTCTCATACTATTCTATATTAGATGCAGCTTTTTCCATTGCTTCTTTAAATGCTTTAGCATCTTCAGAGTCTGGGCTTGCGTTATCACCTTCTTTAGAAGCAGCATATGCTTGTGCTAAATACATTTGTGCTTGCATTCTTTCAGCTCTTGCCTTTTCTATTGTAGCTAATAGATCTTCATACTCAGCTTGTACAGTTAAGTGTGGTATATTATCTTTATAGAAAGCTGTGATTTCTTCTCTACGTGCTGCTAATTCTTCTTTGCTTAATTGTGGATCCTTGTTTGGATCAAGATTTAATTTTGCCATTATAATTTTTTTATGTTAAACTACAAACATACATAAATAGTTTAAATAAAAAAAGTTTAAGACATTTATTTTACCATTTGACTTTATTAGCCCAATATGCAGCACTCATTTTGCCTTTAGCAATATTCTTTCCGTGCCTAGCTTTAAAACTCTTACGTCTTGCTTTTTGTTTTGCAGATTCCCCTGCTTTAGGTTTACCTGCAGTTTTTACGCCTTGTTGACCAAAACGTATAGTTTTTACTTTATCTCCTACCTTAGCTACAACTACATGTGATTTTTTTGGATGAGAAGGGGTTCTTTTAGGTTTATTATAACCAGACACTCCTGCTTTTGCTAATCTACTATCTTTTTTTGCAGCCATAATTATCTATTTTTACCTTTATGTAAACCATGACTAGCATGTTGTTTACCTTTTCTTGTAGCAGCTCTTTTCTTTGCGTTTGCTGCAGCTAATTTCTTTTTACCTTTCTTAGTACTCTTCAGCTTAGAAATAGTCTTAGACGGAGCATATACTTCACCAGTCTCAGAAGATTTCTTTCCGCTTGCCGTTCTCCACTTCTGTTTAGTCCATCTAGTAAGACTTTTCTGCTGTTTAGTCTTTGCCATTACTTTTTCTTTTTAGGCATAGCCTTAAGAAGCTTTTCTATTTTAAGTGCCTGTGCTTTGTGCATAGCTGAAGCTTTTTTTAATTCTTTAGCTATTTGCTTTAATTGTTTTGATTGCATACTATATCTTTATTTTGTGAGCAACACTCTTTTGGTGCTGCACATGCTGCTAATGTAAACAGCACGAATATTATTATTTTTTTCATGAAGGCCAAATTATTATCATTAGTTATTTCTTTTTTCCTCTATATCCGCCTCCGTTTGCTTTATACCTTTTTGCAAGCATTTGAGCTTTACGAGCAGACCACTGACCAGGAGCCCCACCTTTACTCCCAGCTTTGATAGAATTAAACAATCTTTTACGCATAGTAGGTTTAGTATAGTTCCCTGAACTATTTACGGTGCTTTTTTTCTTAGTTGCTTTTTTCTTTAACGCCATAATTTCTTTTTATTTTTTATAACAGATACGATATTTATGCTTTAGAAGTTTGAGGATACGTTTCATCCATTATCTTTTGCAGTTTAGCACATCTTTCATATTGTTCAAAACCTATGTAGTGATGGATCATATTCTCAAGTTGTTCTTGCGTAGGTCCAGTTAGTGGGTCGTAAGCCATTACTGCCTCATGACCTTTATCAAATTTCTTTTCTAACAAGTCATCAAAACTAATTTGATTAGTTAAAACAAAATAAGAATTATTATAAGCTGTCTCTAGAAGTACTTGCTCCAATTGCATTTGTTCAATTTCCGTTAAACCGTTTTCATGCTCAGGTTCATTTTCCCATTGTGACATAAGTTTTGTTTTTAGTTATACTACATCTATAGGAATAATATACTAAAATTTCTAGTCCCATAAAAATTATTTAGCACTAACATGCCCCCCACCTGATTAAAAAAATTTCTTCCCCCCCACCAAAGTTGTGTATTTTGCGTGCTATGTACCTCCTCCCCTTTTGCTCCCCACCTTATAATTGTGGTTGGGTTACCCCCCGTAATATTTCCACAACAATTAAAATTTATTAATTATGTTATATTTTTATTCCTTAAATCAAGGACAACGTTCAGACGGATCACAGTTCCGTTCTATTATCACAACTGATACACCAATAGAAAAAACTAGATCAGTATCAATTGGTTCACAATCTGCAAGTGCAAGTACAGACAGAAGATCTGTAAAATATGGTGTATTCAATCCAAAAGATGAAAACAATAATGCTTATTCATTTGATAATCCATGGTGGGATACTTTCATTCAGGACTTTGAGATTGATATGGATAACCCTATCAAGACAGGTGATAAGAGTAAAGACAGTTGGTTTAATACTTACCAAGGTAACTTTGCTTTATTATCAGAAGACTTAGAGTTAAGTAAAGAAAATCTTGTTAATTCTAATGGTGAAACAGTAAATAATGTATACTATGTAAAAACTATGTAGACTGTAAGAGAGAGTGTAATAGCTCTCTCTTTGTTTATTTCCATACAATCTATAACATGTTTCTGGTTTTATACTACATACTACAACATGTTTCCCGTTTCTCTCTCTCTTTCCTCTTTTTTGCTCCCTTTCTTTTAAATGTGTGCATAACATGTACATTAAAGTGTGTTAAACTGTATGTACCTGGTCTCATATCCACATATTACCACTATTTACCACATCAAAATAATTATTACAACCTAAAGTATATATATAGCTAACAACAATACAAGTGTAGCTATTACTCTCAACAATACAACAAGGGTAGTCTTTGTCTCTCTCTCTATAGGATAAGAGGCATAGTACCCGGAATCTTAATCAAATAATCTCTAACAAATAAACAATAACAATTATGAAAAAACTATTAATAATCTTATTCATGCCATTAATATCTATGGC